AACAAGAAGGCGCTGCTCTGTTAAACAAGTGGACTCAAACTGGTCTTCTTGAAGGACTCAATGAGTCACAAAAACAAAACATGGCTGTATTGCTTGAGAACCAAGCTAAGTCATTGTTGAAAGAAGCAAATTCAATGACCTCTCAATCTGTTGAAGGTTTTGCTGCTGTTGCTTTCCCAATCGTTCGTCGCGTCTTCGCTGGATTGATTGCTAATGATCTTGTAAGCGTTCAGCCGATGTCATTACCATCTGGTCTGATCTTCTTCCTTGACTTTACTTTCGGTTCAGAAGTTGGCGGAAGCGATTCATCTGCTGATTTCAGATTTGGAAACGAAACTACTCAAAATGGTGCTTCAATTTATGGCACTGACAAAGTTGGTTCTCAAATCACTGGTGGCGTGAACTTGGTTGGATCATCTTTGAAAGAAACTCTTTCTGGTCCTCGCGAAGCTGTCGGTTATGCTTTTGCTTCGCCTACTGGCTCTTCCGATGTTTCAAATGGTAATATCACAGTTGATTTGATTGAATTAACCTCTGCTGATATTACAGAAGCAGATAAGAAAGCTATGAGATATGATGCTGACTTGTTGGCTGAAGTTGATGCTTCCACTCAATTGAACGTCCTTCGTCTTACTCTTAACTCTACAGCTGTTGCTGCTTTGGTAACTGCTAATGCAGATTTTGACAACTTGGCCGCTTTTGATGTTCAAGGAACAGATTTAGAAGCTGCAACGAATGGAGCTACAGGTCTTACTGCAACAAACATCAAGATGATCAGACGATTGACTCAGAAGAAAGCTGATGGAACTATGGATTTCTTTTTCTCCGTATTGAATAGTACACTTAGTTCCGCACCATCTTTGAATGCTGCTTTGGCAGTTGAGATTCCTGTAAAAGATTCTTTGGCAGCGAAGACAGGCGGTCTCGGAGCTCTTGACACTTACAACTATGCTTTGGAAGGAAATGAAGATATCCCTGAAATCGACATCAAGGTTGATTCAATCGCGATCACAGCTCAAACCAAAAAGTTGAAAGCAAAGTGGACTCCTGAATTGGGTCAAGACTTGAACGCTTACCACAACATTGATGCTGAGGTTGAATTGACTTCAATCTTGTCTGAGCAAATTGCTTTGGAAATCGATCGTGAAATCTTGGCTGACCTTGTAAATGGTGCAACTGCTGCTACTTACTACTGGTCTCGTTCACCTGGTTTGTTTGTTGATCGTGTTAATGGTACTGAAATTGGTGCTTCTGCTGCTGCTCCTGACTTCACTGGTACTGTTTCTGAGTGGTATGAAACTTTGATTGAAACAATCAATGACGTATCTGCTCAGATCCACAGAAAGACTTTGCGTGGTGGTGCTACTCACATCGTTTGCTCTCCTGAAGTTGCTAACATCTTGGAATTCACTGCTGGTTTCCGTGCTAATGTTACTGCTGATGCTGACAAAGGTGATATCGGTGCCGTTAAGGTTGGTTCTTTGAATCGTAAGTTTGACGTTATCGTTGATCCTTACTTCCCACGTAACGTTATCTTGGTTGCTCGTATCGGTTCTTCTTTCCTTGAAAGTGGATATGTGTATGCTCCATACGTTCCGTTGCAAACTACACCAACCATCTTTGGACCAGAAGACTTCGTTCCTCGTAAGGGAGTCATGACTCGCTATGCGAAGAAAATGGTTCGTCCTGATATGTACGGCTTGGTTGTTGTACGTGACCTTCTTGGCGGAGAATACTCTGCTAGCTAATCTCTGATTAGTTTGAAGACATTCGGCCCTGTTACTTCGGTGACGGGGCTTTTTGTTTATGTGAGACCTATTTAATAAGAACTTGAACTAATCCTCCTTGGGCGAGGCCACTGCCCTTGAAGAGTCCAGTACCGAAGTGGCTGGTGTGGAACTCGAAGATCGGAACAAGTTATTGCAATAACATAATAAGGAGATAATATTATGGGAAATAGAAGATTTAGTCGTAAGAGACTTTTTGAATTAGAAAAACTTGGTCAAGCTGTTGTCAGTACTGCTGGTGCTGCTATGGCTGATCAAATTGGAAGCCAAACAAAATCCAGAGATGGTTCTCAAATCATGACAGAGATTACAATTGACTTGGCTTCAAGTAATGGACCGGCTCACTCATTTGAAGCTGACTTAGCATTGGGGGTTTCTTCATCAAGTGGCACTCATGGTTCAGCTACGATTGTAGAATTAGATACTGATGTGCATGGGATTGTCACTGATTTAGAATTAGTTTGTCTTGAGGTTCCAACCGGTGGAGATCCAGACATTGATCTTTATGTTCACAGTGCTGCTGTCTTAGCATCGGCTTCGGCTGGAGGAACAAAAGCTATTGATGGTGGAGACTATGATTTCTTGGGGCAGAATGACTCTTATACATTCACTACTACTGCTGCATCGGATACACCATATGTTTATTTAGCAAATGGTTCTGCCACTGATGCTGATTACACGGCAGGCAAATTTGTTCTCAGAATTTATGGCCACGCTGTACATGACGACATCTAAGCCTTAAAACCGCTTAAACCTAAAAGCCGCTCTTGTAGTGGCTTTTTCATTTTCAACATACTAATTAAATAAGAAAATATAGGAGCTACTATGTCTAGACGTAGAAAATTAATGGCCAAACGTGCCGCTGACAAAGCAAAGGCGAAAGCCGAAGAGGCAGCTCAAGTAGCAAAGGCCAAACTTGAAGCCGAAAAGAAAGCTGCTGCTGAAGCAAAAGCAAAGAAAGAAGCCGAAGCCGCTGCCAAAAAGAAGGCAGAGGAAGAAGCAAAGAAAAAAGCCGAGAAACCTAAAAGATCATCTCGCAAAAAGAAAGAAGAGAAATCCTCCGAAGATTAAAACGCTTGTTTCATTTCGTATCTCTTGACCTCCGTTGCTTAGCTTCGGAGGTTTCTTTATTTTCAAACTAATTAATGGGACGGAGGATATTACATGAGTTTCCCTGATTTAACCCCAACATCAACGCAATCTGCGATTGTGTTACCAATAAGCGCGTCTTCGGACAGCATATCGGATGCAGAGCTTACAAGCTCTTTGGCCATTGGTCACTATACCGGTGCAACTTTTATAGCAGGTGCGAGAGCCCAAGTTGCTTTTACCTATAAAAGATTGGGGGGAGATATTCTCGACATTGAGTTGACCGCCAGAAACGTCTTCAATCACTACGAGGAAGCCGTCTTGGAGTATTCCTATATCATGAACCTCCATCAAGCGCGGAACTCACTAGGGAGCGCCCTAGGCGGTCCTACAGGGTCATTTGACCATAAGGGAGACATTACTGCTGGTGAAGGCGTCTCTCTCAAGTATCCCAAGTTCCAATTCGACTATGCTTTCAGAAACGCTGACAAGTTTTCTTCTGAGGCATTGGTCGGAGGAACCGAACCCGTTTATTCAGCATCATTTGCTAGCGTAACAGATCAGCAAGAATATGACTTACAAAGTATTGTTAGTTCTTCGCAATCTGGAGAAGCATGGGATGGAATGGGAAATAAACGAATTAAGATTAGACAGGTGTATTATGTATCACCTCAACAAATGTGGAGATTTTATGGCTATTATGGCGGCCTTAATGTTGTGGGCGATTTTCATAACTACGGTCAGTACGCTGATGACTCAACCTTCAACGTCATCCCACCATGGCAAAACAAAGCCCAAGCAATCGCATACGAAGACCACCTCTACACGAGGACGTCACACTATTCCTATGAGATATTAGACAACAAGCTTAAGCTTTACCCAACGCCTCAAAGTGTATCACCAGAAAGATTCTGGTTTAGATTCACCGTTGAAAATGACGGAGGAGCTTTTGCCACAGGATCATATGATTCTGGTGTAAATGGTGTCAACAACATGAATACATTGCCAATGGAGAATATTCCATTCGAAAGCATCAACTCTGTTGGTCAGCAATGGATTCGCAGGTTTGCTCTTGCGCTCTCAAAAGAGACTCTAGGACAAGTTCGAGGCAAGTTTGGTGGTAATATACCAATTCCAGGCGACAACGTCTCCCTGAACGCCTCAGATCTTCTATCGCAAGCAAAAGAAGAACAAACTGCTCTCAGAGAAGAGTTGAACAAGCAGCTTGACGAAATGCTGTATTCCAAGATTGCCGAGACAGACAAGACCATGGTTGAAAACATGGATGCATTAGTGGCAAAAGTGCCTCTAAAGATTTTTGTGGGGTGATTTAGATGTCAAAATGGGAAAGACCAACGCAACCTCCTTCTCCGATGTTTCTCGGAGAAAAAGAAAAGAATCTTGTAAAGCAAGTCAACGACGAAATCATCGAAAGAGTTGTTGGGCAACAAATTCTTTACTTCCCGATTGATATGGAGACCACAAACTTCCATCCATTATACGGAGAAGCTATTGAAAAAAACTTTCTTCACCCAATTCGAGTGTATGCCCTCGTAGAATACTTGGGAGTTGAGACTCAATTCATGGAAGGCATCGGTATCGACAAGTCAACCGGTCTAAAAGTTAATTTTCACAAGAGAAGATTAACTGAGGATCAGAATTTATTCGTCAGAGAAGGCGATTTCGTTAGATACGGAAGTATTTACTATGAGATAGTAAAAATCAATGAACCAAAGCAGCTTTTTGGACAGATTGACAGCAGATTTGAAGTAACAGCTGAGTGTATCAGAGCAAGAGATGGAGTTTTCAATGGCGAATAATGAAAAAGTTCTCACCCCGTCAACAATTGAGACCATTGACATGGCAATATATAACCTTATCAATGAAGGATTCGACTTGCACACAAGAACAAACACTGGATTTCGTAAAGTTCCCGTGCTTTGGATGTCGCCAGAGCGCGCTGTCAACTCAAAAGACAAAGATATTCGAGATTCCGTTGGAAAACTAAAGCTTCCTTTGATATCGGTTGACAGAACAAGCTTTAACAAGGATCCTCAATTCAAAGGCGCTTGGCAAGCTCACATATATCCAGACACAAATGGTCCGAGAGGATATAAAAAACACCAAAGGTTAGTGTCTAGAAAGATTTCTCAAAATCCAACAAGAAAGTTTGCTCAATCTGGTGCAAAAAAGACTTATAACGACCATAATTTCCCAACAGACAACAAAAAAGTTGTATACGAGGAAACTTATGCACCTATTCCTGTTTGGGTAACCGTTAATTACTCTGTAACACTAAGAACAGAGTACCAACAGCAGATGAATGACCTTATGGCACCATTCGCATCAAGAACAGGTCTAATTAATGCATTATTTGCAGAATATAACGGACACAGATATGAAACCTTTATTCAAGGAGATCTGACTATGTCGAACAACACCGCCAATCTAGGAGAAGACGAAAGAATGTTTCAGACAAAAGTTGACCTGAAAGTTCTTGGCTACTTACTAGGCGATGGCGAAAACGAAGAAGCTCCCAAGATTACAACAAGAGAGACAATAGTCGAAGTAAAGCTTGTCAGAGAAAGATCAATTGTCGGAGATACCAAACCATGGGAAAGTGACGATGATTCTTTTAGAGACTTTTGATGATTTTGGAAAATAGAGCTACTATTTATTAGGAAAATGATTTTATTAAGGAGATAAATCCATGGCTAAAAAATTTGACTTTCTTTCACCCGGAGTTGA